CATCCTGATTTCTTGGCAGAACGTCTGCGAAAAGATGTGAACGTGGAACACAGCATGAGGCAAGAGCATCTGAATACGATGAAGAAGATTGCAAAACGTCGTGCGGAAATAGATGAAAAAGGGACAGAGGAAAGTTAACAGTCGTGCGCCCGAAAACCCGCATAAATACTGGGCATGAGTTCCATATCTGATATTATCGAACATATAGATTCTAGCAATTTGGGGGGTCAGATCGCAGATTTTTGGAGACCCCCCCCTGGGGGTGGCAAACCGAGGGAGTGGTGCGGTGGCGCACCCCTCTACCTCCCCCCTACCCCCTGAAATCTGAAACCGTGACCCAATGCTAAAAATTTTCAAAATTTCCCCAATTGCCAAGCCCAGGATGACGAGAGCAGACAGATGGAAGAAACGTCCCTCGGTCCTGTCCTACCGTGCCTTTGCCGATGAAATGCGACAGCAGTCCGATGGTTGGGAACTTCCAGATGCCTTCCATGTGAGGTTCATCGTGCCGATGCCGAGGTCCTGGCCCAAGAAGAAGAAACTGCAGATGATCTCAACCCCTCACCGACAACGCCCAGACCTCGACAACTTCATCAAGTCCTTCGACTGTCTGCGTGAGGAGGACAGCAGCATCTGGAAGATCAGTGCAGAGAAGGTCTGGGGAGAGGAAGGAATGATCGTGATTGATGACCTGCAGGATTGACCCATGAATCTTTCTGAATCCGTCCTCCTCTACTCCGACCGACCTGCAGAATTTGTGGAGGACCTCCTCAACGTCGCACCGCAGGACTGGCAACGGGAGGTCTTACAGAAGATTGGCAAGGACAAGCGATCCCTTTGCTCGGTAATTTCGGGACATGGCTGTGGAAAATCTTCAGTTGCGTCCTGGTTGATGATCTGGTTCCTCCTCACAAGGTATCCGGTGAAGATTGTCTGCACCGCACCGTCTGCATCCCAGTTGTACGATGCATTGTTCGCAGAGGTAAAAAGATGGATCAAGGAACTTCCATCTCCACTGAGGAACTTGTTGGAAGTCAAGAGTGACCGGATTGAGTTGGCATCTTCTCCGACAGAGGCATTCATCAGTGCAAGAACCAGTCGTGCAGAGTCTCCAGAGGCAATGGCAGGAGTCCATGCGGAGAATGTTCTATTGATTTTTGATGAGGCGAGTGCAATTCCAGAGCAGGTGTTTGTTTCAGCATATTCTTCGATGAGTTCCCACAAAGCATCAGTGTTGTTGATTGGCAACGGGACCAGAAACAGTGGGTACTTTTACGAAACGCATACAAGGTTGCGGGACAGATGGTGGACTAGACGGGTAAGTTGTTACGACAGTGACCTGGTCAGTGAGGACTTCATTGAGGAACTGAAGATCAAGTACGGAGAGGAATCCAATGCCTTCCGAGTGCGGGTGCTGGGAGAATTCCCACTTGCCGAGGACGACACCCTGATCTCTCTCCATGCCGTCGAGCAGGCCAGCAAACGCACAGTTGAACAACCGGAGGGGACTGCAGTCGTCTGGGGCCTGGATGTGGCGAGGTACGGAGACGATGCCAGTGTGCTTTGTATCCGAAAAAATCGTCACCTAGTCTCCCTCCAGTCTTGGAAGAAACTCTCCCTGATGGAACTGAGCGGACGAGTGCTGGATCTCCTCAACACTGCAGACGAACCCCCCGATGAGATCCTTGTGGACAGTATTGGTCTAGGTGCAGGTGTCTTGGACAGACTGCGAGAGTTGGACATTCCAGCCCGTGGGGTCAATGTTTCCGAATCCCCAGCAATGGCAGACCGATACGCAAATTTGAGAGCAGAACTCTGGGACCTGACAAAGTCTTGGTTTGCCGAGGAGGTGCAGATCCCGAATGACGACAGTTTGATTGCAGACCTAACGGCCCCACGGTACTCCTTCAACAGCAGTGGCAAGATGATCGTGGAGTCGAAAGCAGAGACGAAGAAGAGGTTGGGACGATCCACCGACTTTGCAGATTCGTTGGTCCTCACCTTCGCAAGTTCTGCAGCAGGCGCATCAGGGCAATACAGACGAAAGAATAGAGGTCGCAGGAGGAACGTGGGAGGAGTCGTCTAATCTATACCATATATATAGGAGATTTTTATGGTCTTATCGGATGAGAAACTGCTGGAACTAATCCACTCAGGATACATCCCTTCAGATGTCCATCTTGGACCCTGTTCAGTGGATCTCACACTTGGTGCAGACTACCTGATTCCCTATCTTCCAGAGGACCGTCCCTATATTACGGTCACGGAAGACTACCCGCACCGTCTTGCCCCAGTGGAGACCACCATCCTCTACCCTGGGAAGTTCCTGCTGGCAACCACGAATGAGCTGATCAAGATTCCAGACTATATGTGCGGGGTCGTGCACGGCAGATCCAGTGTGGGTCGTCTCGGCATCCAAGTTCAGAATGCAGGATTTATCGATGCAGGATTCATTGGACAGATCACTTTGGAACTGGTCAACCAATCGAATGCCCCCGTGTTGCTCAAACCCAACATGCGGATCTGCCAGCTCGTGATGCACAACCTCCACGGGCAATCCCAGAGACCGTACCGAGGGAAGTATCAGAATCAAGTCGGACCAACTCCATCACGGATCAAGGAGGATGAGGAATGAGCAAGAGTGCAAAGCAACCCCGAACCTCAACAGATCCCATCGTGGAGTTGGTATGTCAAAAGATGATGGCAAGATCGAGATTAGGCATGAGCAAGTACGAGTCTACACTAGATCGCACAGACCTCTCTCGGCTCGACTGGCTGAGACATGCGCAAGAAGAGGCAATGGATCTGGCAAACTACCTGGAGTGCCTGATCAAGATCGAACTGCAGAACTCCCCGCACCCACCAGACCAGGTCCAACAGAACCAGCCTTGAAATTCTGCGGGGAATGCCAAACCTTCAAACCGAACAAACCCCCCTTCTTCCGTCCCACTGAGTCCATCTGTAGATTCTGCAAAAGAAAGTAAAGAAAAGACTTGCATCTCCCTCAATTCCTTGTTCCAGTTTTGGGTAATTTGAATTACCCGAATTCAGGAGAGGGATGGCAAAACGGTATGGTTCCAGAGGTACAATTGCAGTCCAGTCACCTCCTGGTCTTCTTGATGACTTTGAGTTGTTGGACTACCTAGGTCTAGTTGCTCCCATGATGCCAACTGCTTTGCTTGGAGATCCTTTCAGTCCAACAGAAGCAATGGCAGGAGAAGAAGAACTACTAGCAAAGTATCGGTCTGGCGAGATTGCCAGTGTGTTCCCTCAACCTCATCGTTTAGGTGGTCCGCAGTTTGGCAGGTATTTACAGATGCCTGAAAAACTGGACATCACAGACAATTTTTATGAGGGGGCATATATTGACACGAAAGGATCAAAGCCAAAGTTAAGAGTTGCCCGTCAGATTACAGAAAACCTCCCTGATTTTAGCCGAGCACCTGGCTCAAGGATCTACACCAACCTCTACAAAAACCCTCCAATCACCATTCGACCAGAAATGATGCCAGACGATGGTCGGTTCATTATTTCAAATGAGTTCCGAGGTGGTGAAAAAATCCCAGGTTTATTTGAGAAGTCTGGTGATCACATCTTCACACTAGAAACCCATTTTGACTCTCCTGTGGCATTAGCCAGAGATGAAGGCAAGGTACGGTCTGCATTAAAGGCAATGGAGAAAGGAACTAGAGTCCCAGGCGAACCATACATGCGTCCCAGAAGTGCTGGTAAAATTGAACTAGGGGAGCAAGTCGGAGAGATCACGAACAGAGGAAGATCAAAACCTATCTTTGATCGTTTGATGATGTATCTCCCAAAGAATTACTTCCGAGGGTTTTGATGGCAATCACTTACCGTGGTGAACGTTTTTCTGGGTACAACAAACCCAAACGCACATCCTCCCATGCAAAGAAATCCCATGCTGTTCTAGCGAAGGAAGGGGACACCGTGCGCCTGGTCCGCTTTGGACAGCAGGGGGTGCAGGGTGCAGGTTCCAATCCCCAGACGAAGGCCCAGAAAGCCCGTCGAAAATCCTACTATGCCCGTCACAACGCCCAGGGCAAACCGACTACAAAACTCTCTGCCAAATACTGGTCCCATAAAACAAAATGGTAAATTATGCCTCAAGTTGGCAATAAGCACTACAGTTATACGAAGAAGGGAATGCAGCAGGCCAAGAAAGCTGCAAATAAGTTGGGAATGCCGATGAAGATGAAGGCAACCTACAAAAAGAAGAAGAAGAAGTGAGCAAACCGAATCTCTTTGACAACATCCGCAAGAAACGAGCAAGAATCAAAGCAGGCAGTAAAGAACGGATGGCCCGTCCAGGCGAGAAGGGACGACCGAGCAACAAGACGTTCAAGATTGCCGCAGCAGGTGCAAAGAAAGTGAGAAAGAAATAAATGGCTGAATCCCCTCAAGCAATGACCGAAGACGATCTCAAAGCCTGGATTGCAGGAACGATCCAGGACAGTGTCGATCATATTGATGATGAGGTCTCCCCCGTCCGAGCATCCAGTTTCCGATACTACCTAGGATCTCCCTTCAGTGATTCTGGAGACAGTCCGACAGAGGAAGATGGCAGATCGCAGGTCGTTTCCAGAGATGTCCATGATGCCGTGCATAGTATCCTCCCTTCCCTGATGCGGGTTTTCTTCAGTCATGAGAAGGCATGTGAGTTCGTCCCCCGTGGTCCCGAAGATGTGGCAGGCGCAGCACAGGCTACCGAGTTAGTGAACTGGATGATGGAACAGTCGAATGCCTACAGTGTGTTCGCAGACGCCATGAAAGATTGTCTCATCAAGGGCGAGGGCATCATCAAATGCTGGCACGAAGTGACGTACGACATCCAGACCCGTGAGTTGATGGGCCTCGATGAGCTGCAGATCGGTCTGTTTGTCCAAGAAGGATTTGAAGTCACCCAGTCCGAGGAGATCGAGGAGCAACCTGGGTTGTACAATGTCACTCTGACCAGACGGATTCCCAGAGGAAAAACGAGACTAGAATGTCTACCCCCAGAAGAATTCCTGATCAACCGGACAGCAACCAGTCTGGAAGATGCAAAGATCATTGCCCATCGACAACTGCTGAGAGTCGGAGACCTAGTCGAGCTGGGCTACCCCTACGAAACGGTCATTGAATACAAAGGATATGAGGATGATTTCCGCAGCAACGAAGAATGGAATCTGCGGCATCCCAACTGGAGAGAGGAAGACGACACCGACGCAGATCCTGCCAACCGATTAGTTCAGTACGTCGAGAGTTATGTGCGAGTCGATGCAGATGGTGACGGAGTTCCAGAGTTGCGGAGAATCTGCACAATTGGCAATGCTCACGAAATTTTACTGAACGAACCTGCAGACTCACACCCCTTTGTGCTGATCCGAAAAGATCCGCTCCCGCACAGTTGGAGGGGCATGTCCCTCTATGACGAGTTGGCAGATGTGCAACGGATCAAATCTGCAGTTATGCGGAACATGCTCGACTCTCTGAGTTTGTCCACCAGACCAAGGATTTCGTATCTGGAATCTGCAGTGGACTGGGAGGACTTGGCAAACGACGAAGTTGGTGCGCTGATCCCGATGAGACAGGCTGGAGCAATCCAGATGCTGGAGATGCCGTTCGTCGGTGCTGCTGCATTCCCACTCCTTTCATACCTCGACGAAATCAAGGAACAGAGGACAGGGATCAGCCGAGCAAGTCAGGGACTGGATGCAGAACATCTCCAATCGACGACTGCCGTAGCAGTGTCTGCCACACAGAAGGCAGCACAGGCCAGACTGGAACTGATCGCTCGCAACATTGCCGAGTCAGGATTCAAACCATTGTACAAGAGAATGCTGGGATTGATTCTCCAGTTCATGGATCAACCCACCATCATGCGGCTTCGTGGTGAGTTTATTCCAGTCGATCCTAGCACCTTCTCGGATTATGACGTTCTGATCACCCTTCCCCTCGGACGAGGTTCAGAGGAGGAACGCAGACAGGCACTGCTGGGACTGCTAGCAAAGCAGGAACAACTGATTGCTCAGTACGGACCAATGAACCCAATCGTCGGACCCGAACAATATTACCAGACACTGCAACGATTATTTGCAGATCAGGGCCTTGGTGCAGAGGCTGGATCATACCTGAGACCTCCACAGCAGATGCAGGCATTGCTACAGCAACAGATGCAGCAAGTGATGGCACAGCAGAACGAAGAGCCGCAACCCTCACCAGAGGAGATGCTGGCCCAGGCTGAGATCCAAAGAAAACAGATTGAGATCACACACAGACAAGAGGAAATGAAACGAGAGGATGACCGCAAACGTGATGAAATGGAAGCGGAACTCTTCCTCAAGTTGAAAGAACTTTCCTTCAAATATCAGCAACCCATTGATGCCAGTCCTCTACTGGATACACTGACGAGAAACCGTGAGCTGGAGAGAGTGGATCAAGTGAGACAACAACAGCAGTATGAACAGCAGTTCCAACAGCAACCTCCCCAGGGACAGATGCCAGCATGAGACGATACGGAAGCCGAGGAAGCACCCTAGCGATTCAGGAACAACCTGGACTGCTGGACGATATGGAACTGCTGGACTATCTGGGGATGATTGCCCCAATACGTCCCACTGCATTACTGGGTGATCCGTTTCTGCCTTCTGAGGCAGAAGCTGCAGACCTGAACCGTGATGCGGCCTATGCTGCACAGGACCGGATCAATGCAGTCAAAGCAGGATATGTTGCGCCAAAGGTCCGCAAGAAAACAGGAACCAAGGCAGTCAAGAGCAAGTACACTCCACCAAAAGACACTTTCTTGGATCTGAGCAATTTATCTGAGGTCCCTGATGTGGAACAGAAGGCATTGCCTCGACGAGATCCAACCCCTGCTGCCAAGAAACGATTTGAGCCATATGTGACCAGAGAGACCATGAACTCGATGAATCGGGGAGTGGAAGAGGGTCTTCGTTTGGGGGGCATGGAGTGGTTCAACATGAACCCACTGAGAAAAGCATTTATTGATGAGTTGGGTCCAGAGTTGGGAGAAGAACGATTCCGCCAATACATTCAAACCAGTGCAGCAATGTCTGCACGTTCAGGGGTTGCTCCACAGATCAAGCGAGGTCAGTACTTCTACAACCGTTTTCTTGATGACCCAGAGACTGCCTTCAATATTACAAGTGATGAACTGAAGAGGGTAGGCGCACCAGGACATCTGGCGCATCAGGCACATATGAGTGCTGCACCAAAAATTCTCTATGATCAACTTGGACCGAATGATCCACAGAAGATGCTATCGTATTCCCAGAACCTGCTGGGGAATTACGAACCTGTGACTGCAGATGTTCACAATGTCCGACTCTTCACTGGGAAGAATCCAGTAGTTGAACAAACGATGAAGATCCGCTTGAAACCTGGTGAAAGTCTCCCTGATGAATACAAGGGGATGGGCCGAGGACAGGAAAAGATTTATGAAGGAGAAGGGAAGAAAAAGAAACTGGTTGCCTTAGATAAAAAGGTTGCAGTCAGTTCTGGTCTCCCTGATGACTATTTTGAAAATATTGGTCGCTACGTCAGTCCTGATGACGCAAGAGTTCTTCCTGCAGACGCAACTGCCTACACAATCCTTGAGCAACCCCAGGTTATCGAAGCAAGACGGATGGGGATTGCGCCAGCACAGTATCAAGCTGCAGCATGGTTGGGAGGAGGAAAGCAAACTGGACTTAGCTCAGTCCCAGAACCTTTCTTGGCAACCTATGACCGAATGCTCAGAGTGTCTGCAGAAAAGCAGGGGATGTCTCCAGGCAAACTCCTCAAGCAATTGATCCGAGGCAAAGGACAGTTCCTTGCCATCCCACTGGCTGGACTCGCAGCACTGCAGAGTCTGTACAGTGACGAACCTGAATCTCTACTGGATTAACCCATGCCCAACCCTCTTAAATTCCGACCTTGTCCAACCTGTCCAGCGCCAAAGGTGTGCAGCAAGTTAGGAAAATGTATCAAGAAAGGCAGATGATGAGTGATCCGACAATTCGCATAGGTGATGCTGCCAAGAAGATTCTGCAGGAAGAGAGTGTCCGCCAGGCATTCGATGATTTGAAGTCCAGCCTAGTCCAGCAGTGGATTGCAGGGCAGACTGCAGAGGACCGAGAACATTGCTGGTACGCCTACCATGCTGCAACCAACTTGCAGAACGAGTTGAACGCCCAAGTGCAACGGTCTATCCGTCGCAAAAAACAAACATCTAAAGGAGACGAGTAAGTGAGCGAATATGCGGATTCCATCGATGTCCCAGTGACATCTGACGGAACACCCCAAACCCATGACATGCAGGTTGCCGATAAGTTTGATGCCTTGCTAGGCACAACTCCGAAGGAAGAACCAGACGAGATCGAAGAACCCATTGACGAGTACGACGATGATGTACAAGACACACAAGAAGAAGAAGAAGAACGGGAAGAAGTAGAGGCAGCAGAACCCGAACTCTACAAGGTCGTGATTGATGGGGAGGAAGTCGAAGTCTCTCTTGATGAGTTGCAAAAAGGGTACAGCAGGCAATCAGATTATACCCGCAAGACTCAGCAGCTTGCACAGCAGAGAAAAGAGGCCGAGGCACTGCAACAGGATTATGCCCAGAGGGTCCAGCAACTCAACCAGTTTGCTGAGAATTTACAGCAGCAACCCGATATTCCAGAACCCCAATGGACTGCAGATCCGCAAGCCTGGGAACGGTTGCGACACGAAGACCCTGTCCAGTTTGTCTTGGAGAAAGATGCTGCGAGAGATCGGGAGATTGCCAGACAGCAGAGACAGCAGCAGGTGCAGTATCTGCAGAGCGAACAGGCGCAATTGCAGCATCAGCAGTTTTCCCAACACCTCGACGGACAACGCCAGCAGTTGAACGAATTGATTCCTGCCTGGTCGGATAAAGAAACGGCAAAGTCTGAGAAGCAAGAACTCCGAAAGTGGGCCTCTGATGCCTACGGATTAACCGAACAAGACCTGAGTCAAGCGTATGACGCTCGACTAGTGAAGATTTTATATGATGCCTGGAGTGCGAACAAGACTCAATCGCAAGCCAAGCAAAGCCTGAAGAAAACCCCTGAATCGACAGTGAAGACTGCACCGACGAGGGGGAGAAATTTTGTCCCAACCGATGAAGGTGCATCACGACTGAAAAAGTCAATGCAGAGCCTCAGAAAGACGGGAAGAAACCAAGACGCAGTCG